AGTATCTGATGATGGACAATCACCTAACTCATTCGTTACAGGTAGAGGATTAGAAGAACTAGGTCAATCAGCTTCTTTACACGTCAGAGAATATCAAGGTGTTTTAAAAGACGCAATGGAACAGTTAGATGCAAAACGTCTTGAATATGATGAGATTATGTTTCCTGATAAACGTAAACCTATTGCAGGTATGCACAATGGAACAGCTTTTAAAGAAACTTATACACCATCTTCTGACATTTCTGAAATGTATGATACACGAAGAGTGTATGGAGTAATGGCAGGATTTGATGAGCCACAAAAAATAATTACAGGGTTGCAATTAAAACAACAGGGCATCATTGATACACAGACATTACAAGAAAATATGGATGGACTAGATAATATATCTAAGATACAAAGTCGTATTAATGCAGAAAAAGCAGAAACAGTATTGTTTGAATCTCTTATGGCACAAGCAGCACAAGGTAATCCTAAAGCTACTATGGCAGCTATAGAGATAAGAAAGAATCCACAAAGTATGACAGAAGTTCTTGATAAGTTTTACACACCAGAAGGTGAAGAACCTACACCAGAAGAAGAATCTTTAATTGGTCAAGAGCCACAGTTGCTAGGTCAACCACAAGTTCCGCAAGGTGAACCAGATATAGCATCTGTACTTGCAGGATTAGCAGGTGGCGTACCTGCACAAGGAGGTCCAGTTGTCTAAAATGAATCAAGAATTTTATAATATAGTAAACCAAGAAGATTGGGATGAGCTATCTACAGAAGAACTTGACCCAACAATAGAAACAACACTTTTTGCAGATGGAGAAATGCCTGGAGATTTTCCTGTGGGACAAGTTATTGTACCGACTCCTATACCTGGAGTGTGGATTAGACTTAACATAGGACTAGATGTAGAAGACCCAGGAGATTTCTAATGAGAGGAAGAAAACCATCAAAGCTAAAACAAGCAACTGATACAAAACTAGATGGCGCTTATGCAGACTTAAAAGCTATACCTGATGATGAGTATGGTGGTAGAACTCAACAAGAAGCACAAATAGATGCTATACAAAGAGAAGTACAACAAACTAGTGGAATGCCTACATTAGGTAATTTGCCACAGTACACACCAGAAGATGTTTTAGGTAAACCTACAGAAAATGAAAATGAATCTATATTTGCAGATTCTAGTAAACAAACAGAATCATTACCTTCAGGTAGTAACACACAGATATTGCTAGACATCATACAAAATAATTATGGGTATATGGTTCGTAGAAGGTTTCCTGGATAATGTCATTATGGACAGATTGGAGCGAGAACTGGAGTAAACAACTTAAACAACAAAAGTTGTATGACTACGAGTTAGACAAAACAGAAGCTGACTTAGGACCAGATGTAGAAAAACTTGTAAACAAATACGAGGAACTAGAATCACTCGCACCAAATGAAGACCCAGAGTTTATTGCTGCAGCAGCAGACATGAACTTAACTGACCAACAGTTTATAGATTTACATAAACAAACAACAACACCTCCTACTGTTTATACAAACAACAGAGGTTACACAGCAGAACAAAAAGTAAAACAATCCTACAGTTTAGGACCTGCTTTAATGATGAAACTTACAGGAGATTTTTTTGAAAATCTAGGTACTGCTACAAAAGAAGGTGCTAAAAGAGCTTTAGATACATTTGCATCTTATGTATTCGGAACACTTCGTATAGCAGGAGATGCAGTTATACAAAATGTAGATAAAGGTGTTAGGAACTACATGGTTGAGTATCAAGCTACATTAGAAGAAGAATTAAACAAAGAAGGTAAAACACTCTCTGATGTTGTACAGATAGCAGGTTACGAAAATTTACAAGATAATGAATTGCCCTTTATTGTTGGTGTCATGGCACATGCTAAAGCGTACAGTCGTTTTAGAAAACAAAGTGAAGCAAGACTAAAGAACAATGATTTATATTACACACCTTCACAAACAGCACAAAACTTTTTGAAAGCTAGAGGGATAGTAGATGAAGAAGGTAACCCTCTTATAACTAAAACAGACCTAGATATATTTACAGAGATATTTCCTGACATAGTAGGAGAAAAGATAAATGTAGAAAAAGAAGGTAAAGGAAGAGAGTTATCTTTTGTAGAAAAAGCAGGACTGTACTTAGAAGCAGTAGATGAATTAATAGACCCAGAAACCGACCAACCAGGTTTAGCAGGTTTATTAACTATGAGTCCACAATTTGATAGACAACAACAACTTAATGAAACTTTTTTTGGTCAAGCTATACCTGTAGGTTTAGGTGATGGAATTGTATTTGGTTTAACAGGTAACCTATCTACAAACTATGGTTATGCAAACTATGTTACACAGTTCTTAGATGATGAATATGATAGAAAAGAACAAGAAGCACAAGATGCTTTGGATGCAGGAACAATAAGCGGAGAACAATATTTTAATATTCTAGACCAAGCAGAACTAGATAAACAAAATGCTATACAAGATATAGGTTACGAAAAAACTAGAAGTATGGCAGGGTTCTTTGCAGGTTTAATCAATGTTGCTAAGTATATAGCGCTAGACCCTTTTAACTATATTGTCCCTGGTTCTGGTGTACTTAAAAAAACACCTAAACAATTTGATGAAGTTCTTACTTCGTTTGGTAAAGCCTTACCAGAAAAACTAGATGAGGGTATGACACTTAGACAAGTGTATGACGAGAACAAAGAAATATTTAATAGTGTTGCTGACATAATAGTTCAGGCAAAAGATGAGGGAAGACCTATTGCTACATTTTTAATTAACGAAGGATTTCATCCTGACTTTGCTTATCGTGTAAAAGCAGCAAGTACTACTAGAGATGATGTAATTAAAACATTAGAAGATGGTATAGAGAATGGCTATTTAGTAGATATGTATTCTGGAGGGAACTTTACAGGCAGAGGTAAAAACAAATACTTGCAATCTAAAGTATTGTATGAAAGTAATTTAGAAGCATTACTCAGTAAAGTATTAGACGATAGTATTAATGCAGCGTATAAAAGAGGTAATGGCTTTAGAGATACTGTTTTAGCTAGGGATATTAAATTACCAAAGTTAAAACCTGCAGAACTTAATAATACAAAAGAAGCTATGGAGTATTTTACTCGTTATGCTTATGCAGCTAAAGTTCCAGAAAGTAGAATAGAAGACTTAGCAGAAGAGTTTTATATTGCAATAAGTAATGGTCAGTATTTTCAAGCAAAAGAAATATTTAAACAAAAACTTATTTATGGAGAAGTAGGATTACAGTTAAAAAATACTTATGGTCTTTCTGATAATGAAATAGGAAAGTTTTTTGATAAGTATTATCTAAATGATAAACAAGGTTTTGATGATACTATCTTTAAGCCAATGTCACCATCTCGTAATCCAGATTTTTACGACCCTATGGAAGTAGATATTATTACTGATAGAATGTTTAACTCTGTTGCTTCACAACAAGATATGGTACATCTAACAAAACAATCTATAGAGTTATATGGACAATTAAAGAATCTTGATATACATGGACCTGACATACAAGGATTGTTAAGAGCTACTTCTAACAAAAGAAGATTTAGAAGGAAGTTTATTAACAAAGAAGGCGAAGAAGAAATGTTTGAGATTGTCAGAAAAGCACAAGATGAAGGAGTAGAAATAGATTTCTGGAAAGAGGGTAGCCCACTAAAAGAAGCTATTGATGATGTCTACGAAGAATTTGATGACCCTAATATATTATTTCAAGCATTTGAAAAAGGAGTACAAACATACGACAATATAATGTTCGGTTTTATGAGAACATTTAGGTATCCTGCTTTCTTATTAGGAAGATTGTCTTATCCCTTAAAACTTATGTTAGATGGAACTATTAAGCAGAATATTTCTGGTATGAGAAACATACTTAAAAACCCTGTTGATTATTTAAGGTTAATGCTTAATGACTCTGAAGGAATGTTAGCTAAAGCACTTAATATAAAACCAACGACTATGATTACTGGACCATATAGAACTACTGTGCCAGTAGAAATTAAAGGTCTAGATAAAGTCTTACCCCAAAGCGTAAGAAAGTCTTTAGGTGTTCTTTCTGACTCACAAAATTTCGGTGTTTCTGAAATAGGTCAGTTGTTTTCTGCTGATGTAAAGTTTGTAAACAATCGTCATGTAACAAATACAGGTCACGAGTTAATCAATAAAGGTAACGCAGACCATGTAAAGGCTTATGTATATTTTTTGTATAAGTATGTTGATGATGAACTTGCACCTTCTATAGCAGGTATGAAAAGACAAGGTTATACAGTAGAGCAAATGGGAAAAACTTTAGAAACAGAACCTGCATTTATAAAAATTGTAGAAGAATCTAACAACGCTATTCGGATACGAGGACCTAAAGAAAGAAACTTAGAAGTTGGTCTTGTAGAAACATCAGAAGATTTTGTAAGATTAGCGAAACACTACAGTCAATCTATAGACAATTACACAGGTGGTTCTGCTGATTTATTAAATGTTATTGCTGATGCAAAAATAGGTAATATAAACCTTAGAGATTTTTCTTCACTTAATACAGATATTGCTATAAAAGCTGAAAGAAGAATTACTACGCTATATAACAAAAATGTAGACAACTTACCATTTGAAATACCTTATCCAAAGATAGACACTAAAAATGAAATTAATTTAAGTAAAGATGGTTTTAGAAATCTAATACAATCTTTGTATTTCGCAACTACACAAGGTGAAGGTAGTTTTATTCGTATTCCTACACTAAAACAAGCCTATGATGAATATGTACAAGCGTTTGCAGTATTTGGAAGAAAATCAGAATTAGAAGAATTAATAAAAATACATAACGACCCTGACAGCGTTATTAATTTTTCAGATGATGTTATTAAAACTTTAGAAGCACAAGCAAATAAAGCATCATCTACTTTAGATGAGTATGACGAAGTTTTGTCAAAAGTTATTAAGCCGAAAGTTGTACAAAATACCTACAAAGGGGAAACAACATTTACCGCTACTGTATTTACAGAACAAGGTGGAAACAGAAGTGTTAACTATCTAGCTAAGAATCCTTTAAATAAAAACAGTATT